TCAAGATGTGTTTTGAAGGTAAGGTTGAACGGATACTGATTGAATACAAAGATAGGCTTGCCAGATTTGGCTATGAATATCTGGATGCTATTTTCAAGAATCTTGAAATCACAGTTGAAGTAGCGGAGAAGAAAGAAAAGAAATACGAAGAAGAATTAGCAGAGGATATTATGAAAATTCTCACCTGTTATTCTGCCCGTTTTTACGGAAGAAGAGGTGGTAGAAAGAAGAAAAATAAGGCTGAGAATGAGCCTGACGAATCTAATGGAATTTAAAAAGGAGGATTGGGCTCTCATAGAAGTATTGCGGGCATTGCTCGCATCAAGGCCAAACGGTCCGATGAACCCAGCAACAAAGAAAACTGTCAAAGAATTGATTCAACAACTCAAAAAAGATATAGATCGAACATCATAATGTTTCACGTTAAACATCGCGGGCGGGCTTTAAACACTTGTCCGCGACCCCGTTAAGATACCTGACCCTATCCCGCCAAAATTACTGGAATACGAGTCTTTTTCAATCAGCGCAACGATATCTTCAACGTCTCGGCCATCGTTGATAACTCCACGGCTTTGCAGCTCTTCAAGGACGGTACGCCGATCAAGCAAGCCGGATTTAAACGCCTCAAGCAGCACACGCACATCAAAATTAGCCAAAGCAAGACTGAAATCAGTGTTGACGGTTGCGCTACCGGAATGCTGAATATTCATTATTTCGCAAGTCAATTCAATCGCCGAATTTAAAGTGTCTTGCAATTCAAGGGCGCAGGCGTTCAAAAAGCTGCCGGTCTTGCTACCTACCATCGCTCGCTCAGTAGCCGTGATGTTACCAGACCGATTTTGCGTAATGAGATCAAGCCCCCATAAGGCCATTTGCATCTCAAGTCGGTCAAGGTCTTTCCATCCGGATTCTATCGCCGCCCCTGAATGTTCAACATATCTCAAGTCCGCACTGGGACTGTCGGCATGGATCAAGTTTTTGGCCGAGATAACGACCTGCCCGTTATCGTTCGTGTTCAATTCACGACCGAACAAAATCGGCACCCTGGCAACATGCAGGATATTGTTTTGATCTGACGACGAAATCCAGTGTTGCTGATTCAACTCGGCAAGACCTTGAAGCGGCGGCACAGCAGCCATCCACGATTTCTTTCGGCCTGCGAAATAGGTGATCATGGGGATTTTGTTCAACCCGGTTGTCCCATTATCGTAAACCACCCAACCGGATTTCTGATCACTGCCTTTGCGATATACAGTCCAGATTCCAGCCTCCAAGACTCTGATTTGCTCAATCGTCTGCTCGCCAAACTCGCCAGATGGCTCCCTAACGGTTTCTTTGATGCGAACTTGTGTCAGAGTTGGGACACCGCCCGATATTTCAACTCTACCACCGATCAGGTTTTTAGCAGGGATATGCACCCAATACGGACGCCGACCTGCTTTCTTGTCTTCGGCTGCAGTCGTTCGTCTACCATCCGGCAATGACGGCAAATCGACCAGGATATGCCCGATTCCGTCAATCAGCGATTGCGCCAAAAACTCCCGACTAAATCGCGTCAGGTTGCGGCTTTCCATGTCGATATTAAACGCTAAATCATGGATGTCTTGTGGCGTATCTCCCGACAGCACAACCGGCTTATCAAACACCTCTCCTGCCATGATGTCCCGCGTTCGTTCCAGTCCGCCGAAAAGAAAAGACCGGTTGATTCTTGATACATAATCAACATATTGCTCGCCTTCTTCACGCGGCAGAAACTTTTCACCAGCTTCCCGCATCCCGTCCGTACCCTTTAAAAGGGTATGTGAAAGCTCAAGTTTATCCATCATATCAATATATTCTCCAGATGGGATAGCCGGATTGTTTTCTTTTTGCATTATAGCCTCAATGTTTGCGTTCTGGCGGTTACTTTTCCAGCAATCGGGAATTCAACGTTGGTATAGTAGCGCATTGCCGTTGTAATATGCTGGAATTCGGAATCTTCCTCTTGGAAAGTAGAGCCTTCTTTTAATTGTACCGTCGCCAAACCACGATCTGTGTATTTACATCTTTGAGGGTTAACAAACAAAGATCGCTTTCCAGTAGCGTCGCATATCTTAGCTCTCAAACTATTTTGGCCGTCTTTAATCGCACCATTAGATCTTGGGACCCGCATTCGCACACGGAACCCCTCTTTTTTTAAAATACGTTCAATCTGCATATAATCCGAAGCATGGCCGTGTTTTTCGCCAACATGCCCTGATGCATCACCATATATATAAACTGGAATGTTTTTATAATCCTTATACCGTTCACAAAATTCATAAGCGGTCTGTTTGGCCACAGCACTTTTTAATATGATTTCATCCACAGCAAAAACATCACCGTTATCATCTTGTTGCAGAATTGCAGAGCTTAACGGCGTGAAGTTGAAATCATGAGTCCAGATAATATGCCCCATCTCAGGCGAAAAAACTCTATTGGTGTGATTCTGCTCAGAATAATCGCTATAAACTTTTAACGTCGGCTCAGAATTCCCATATTTATTGAGGATAAAAACATCGACCCATTCTTTCGGTTTACCTGGAAGCTGCTTAAAATAGTAATCATATCCGATAGAATGATTTTCAATATTCTCAGCATCAGGATTAGGGATATAGTCTTTATCTTGAAACAACAAAGCAGGTGGCTGGTTGAAAAATTCGTAATCATCCGGGAGCTGCTCTTCCGCCAACTTATACCACCAATTATCCACATCGGGACTGTTGGTATCCATGATCACACCTGACCAATTAAAACCGCCCTGTCGTTTCGCCGGATATCGATTAACACGACCGGTTGCCATGTTCAAAATAGAAACCGGCACCTCTGACGCCTCATTGATCCAGACACCTGTTAACTCTAAAGATTTCAACTTCTTGACATCTTTAGGCTTATCAAGTGCCAAAAATATCAAATCGCACTCAACGACAGTTCCATCTCCGACCGGGAAACTGAAAAAGCCAGTGATAGGATGACCATAAACAATTCTTGTCAAGTCACCGAACCAATCCAGCCATGTTTGAATCGTCGTTGACCTCAATTCACCGTAGGTTTGAGAGCACCATAGAGCCTTTCCATTGCGACGAACATAAATTTTATGTGTAGGAACTTCAATGCAATACACCATATCGTCGTAATGTTTTTTATACCATCCAAAATCTTTTTTGCATTGACTCTTTGAAGCCTTGAGTAATGGTCTATGTTTTTTAGGTGTTACAATCGTAATGCAATAATGGTCATAATTACAATTAAAGCCACCGGTCTTATTACCAGCGATACCTTTTAATGCAATATTCGCAACCAATCCCGCCCTCAACGCAATTTCCTGAAAATCATCCGCTAACTGCTTGCTTGATGTACACAAAAACCTTGTATTACCTTTTGAGTATCCGTTACCCAAATGAAAACCATCGATGAAAGCCTGTAAATGATGTTTTGGAGCATTCTTCAACCATTGCGGAGCAAATTTATTGTAAGACTTTCCAAGTTTAGATAACATTTCAATTATGGGTTTTGTATCATCTGTAACAGACAACCTATATGTCAAACAGTCACCATCTGGCCTCGCAGCCACAGTATATGGCAGATTTGCACTTACAAATAACTCCTCAGGATTTGTTCTTGATGGGTTTTGCGTTATAACGCATTGATGCCTTGTATAACCATCTTTGCATTCATATTTTCCGCAAGATCCCGCAGCATACCAAAAACCCAGCCACTTAAAAAAATCAACGGAATACCCAGGATCTACACCTACCCAATCTGCATCTCTTTTTACCCTATAGCCAGTTTTATTATAAATATCTTGAGCTTTATAGAACGCATATTCTCCCCAGACCTTTTTGCGTGTTTTAACTTTTGATGCCAACATTCTATGGTCTGGAGTCACGAGAAAATCGACGCCCTCATTTTTAAAGCCAATCATCTCGCCTTCATATCTTTCTTTAAAATAATAAGTCGGCTCTACAAATTCTGTGCTACCGTTATCATTTAACTGCGCTACCTTCTCGCCGGGCGCTAAATCTTTAAAGAGCTTCCATCCGTTTTCGGTCAACAGTTCTGTTTTTTTGTCATAACAGTTCCTCACAACGGCCCATTTCGACCGTCGAACACCATTAAATGATCGTTGCTTTAATGCTCTATGAAAAACTTCAAAGCAACAGCCTACAGATTTCCCCGACCCAATCGGCCCCCGAACACCACGAACAAAAGCATCG